ACCCTCGCCTGACCAACACCAACCACAACCGAGGACGAGCCGGAGCAGACGCTCCGGCTCACCTCGTTGTGTTAGCCTCGCCACAAATCCGATCGCCGGAGCCATCGCTTTGGGGCAGTAGCGGTGGCTCCGGCACCTGCCCAACAACTGCCCAAAGGAGAACCTGCCCAATGGCTCACGTCATCTGCAACACCACCTGCACCACAGCAGGACCAGACGGAGCACGCATCCGTCTCCGAGAAGGAGTCGTCTGGGAAGACACCGACCCAATGGTGATCTTCCGACCCGACCTGTTCCGCCACCTCGACAACACACCGAGACGCACACCCGTCGAGCAGACCACCAACGCTCCAGGGGAACAGCGGAAGACCACTCGAGCTCGGAAGCAAACCGACGGATGAAGCGACGCCCCAAACCAGGCACCTTCGCCACCAGACAGCCAGACAAAGTAGCGGTCGCCTACGTCCACGGACTCGAGATCGCCCACTCCTGGCACCAAAGCCTCATGGCCACCATCGCCCACGACGTCGCACACAACCAGCGGATCATCGGAGGAGGATGGCTCGCCACCAAATACGGCACCGGAGGCATCGTCGCAGCACGCAACGACACCGCACGCCAATTCACCCACCACATGGACCACGTCGACTGGCTCATGTGGATCGACACCGACATGGGATTCGAAGCAGACGCCATCGACCGACTCTTCGAACACGCCCACCCCGAGACAACACCGATCGTCGGTGGGCTGTGCTTCATGATGAGAGAAGTCGGACCAGACGGAGTCGGAGGAATGCTCGTCCAGCCAGCACCCACCATCTTCGACTGGATCACCGAGAACGACAAAGGAGTCGCAGGCTACACCGTCGTCCGTGACTACCCGAGAGACCAGCTCATGCAGTGCGCAGCGACCGGCTCCGCCTTCATCCTCATCCACAAGAGCGTGTTCGAGGAGATCGAAGCCGAATACGGACAAGGCTGGTACTCGCCGGTCCGGAACTCGACGAGCGGACAGTGGATCAGCGAAGACCTCGCCTTCTGCATGCGAGCCAACGCCCTCGAAATCCCCGTCCACGTCCACACCGGCATAAAGACCACCCACCTCAAACAGGTTTGGCTCGATGAACGCCTCAACGACCGCCTCGAATACCTCGACGGAGCATGACAGGACAGACGGTGCCCACATCGCCGTCATCGTCCCCGTCATGAAACGCCCACACAACGTCCCACGGCTCCTCGAATCGTTTCGAGCAACCAGCCGGTGCAGCACCCTCTACTTCGTCGCAGACCACGACGACCTCGACGAGCTCTGGGCAATCGAACAGGAGCAGGCAAACGTCATCATCAACCACAGCGACGTCAAGACGTTCGCCGTCAAATGCAACCTCGGCTACCGAGAAACCTACGACACCGACGAACCGTGGCTCCTGTTCATCGGAGACGACGTCCACTTCCACCCAGACTGGGAAACAGGAGCGTTCCTCGAGCACGACGGACGAGCGTTCATCTCCACCAACGACATGAGCAACACCGCCGTCATGGAAGGCAGACACGCCACCCACCCCATCATCCGACGCCTATGGCTCGACGAGCACGGAGCATCCTGGGACGGACCAGGCACCGTCACACACCAGGGATACCGACACTGGTTCGTGGACAACGAATGGACCACCGTCGCCCAACAAGCAGGAGAATTCCGGTACGCCGCAGACTGCAAGATCGAACACCTGCACCCGATCTACAAGAAAGCCGCAGACGATCCCGTCTACCGGCTCGGACAATCCCACTCGAAACACGACGGACAACTCTGGAAAGCAAGAATCCGCACCTACCTACGCTGAAAGGCACACCATGCACCCGCAAGCCATGCAATGGGTCAAAGACGCCACCGCCGACCACACCTACGACACCGTCGTCGAGCTCGGAGCTCGAGACGTCAACGGCAGCGTCCGCAGCCTCTTCCCAAACAGCGAATACATCGGAGTCGACACCGGAGAAGGACCAGGAGTCACCGTCGTCTGCGACGCAGCCGACTACCTCCCCGACGAGCCGGTCGACTGCGTCGTGTCCACCGAAATGCTCGAACACACCCCACGAGCAGAAGAAATCATTCACCAGACCTACCGCATGCTGAAACCAGGCGGAGCATTCATCATGACGGCAGCAGGACCAGGACGCCCCCAACACTCCGCCATCGACGGCATGCAGCTCAGACCACAAGAGCATTACGCCAACATCCATCCCGACGACCTCACCCGCTGGCTAAGCGACGCAGGGTTCGTGCGCTATCGTGTGGACGTACAACGCCGACCGGCAGACATCCGCTGCGTTGCGTACCGACCCGAGGAATAGACATGGCGCATCTCACCGACAGGCTCGTCACCGAGGACGACCTCAAAGAACTCCTCGGAATCAGCGACAGCGTCGACGACAACAGGCTGACCCTCGCTGCAGACGCAGCCACCCAAATGGTGCAGGCATACTGCGACCGGCACTTCGTCCAACAGGCAGCAGCCACCGCCCGAGTGTTCGTCGCCTCCACACCGTGGCTCGTCGAAGTCGACGACATCTCCACCACCACCGGACTGATCGTCAAGACAGACGAGGACGACGACGGCGTGTTCGAAACCACCTGGGCAGCAGGCGACTACCAGCTCGAACCACTGAACGGCAAGATGGGTGGACAGACCTGGCCATACACCAGACTGCGAGCGGTCCAAAGCAGAGAATGGCCATCTGACTACGGACAAGCCGTCGTCCAAGTCACCGCACGCTGGGGATGGGCAAACCCAGACGGAGTAGATCACTACCTCCCACAACCCGTCGAACAAGCAGCCCAAATCCAGGGAGTGTCAATCTTCAAGAGCGCAGACGCACCGCTCGGCATCGCAGGCTTCGGAGACATCGGCATCATGCGACTCCGCCAAGCCATGCACCCCGTCGCAGCAGCACTCCTCGCCCCATACCGCCGAGACCCCGTCCTCGTCGCCTAATGCCTGCCACCGTCCAACAGCAAGCCGACGGACTCGAAACCAGGCTCGCCACCATCACCGGACTCCGAGTCTTCGACCACGTCCCAGACAACTTCGCACCACCCTGCGCATTCGTCCTCCCCGACACCATCAACTACTGGGAAGGGTTCGCAGGAGGAGACGCCCAACACCGCTGGACCGTCACCATCATCGTCGGACGCAGCGCAGACCGAGCAGCCCAACGCAGCCTCTTCGAATACATCTCCTACAGCGGAACCAAGTCAATCCGAGCAGCGATCGAAGCAGACCGCACCCTCGGAGGAGCCATCCAAACGTTGCTCGTCGAGAGAGCAGACAACATCCGAATGCTGACACAAGGCGACGCCAACTACCTCGCAGCAGACTTCGCTGTTAGGATTCACGCCTAAGGAGCAGACATGGCCAAGTACCTCATCACCTCGACCCGCAGCGTCTGCGGATTCGCACCAGGGACCGTCGTCACCGATGACGATCTCCAACATGGCAATGTCCTACACTTGCTCAAGTCGGGACACATCGCCCCGCACAAGGCGACGAAAGTCGCACCGAAGCCGGACCTGCCCGACGGCACCGATTCCGAAACCCCTCCCGAGGAGCAGTAAGCAATGGCCAAGTTTGTTCTCACCAACCCCTCCATCAGCGTGGGTGGAGTCCAGCTCGAATCCCACGTCGGCAGCGTCACGCTGACCGAGTCCTACGCCGAGGTCGCCACCACCGCCTTCGGAGACACCGCTGTCACCCGCATCGCCGGTCTCGGAGACCACAGCATCTCCCTCGACTTCCACGAAGACTTCGCAGCGACAGAAGTCCACAGCACCATCGCACCGTTGGTGGGCGGAACGACCTCGATCATTGTGAAGCCAGTGAACGAGACCACCTCGGCCACCAACCCGTCGTTCACGATGACGGTCCTCGTCACCGAATGGCCACTGCTGAACGGAGCCGTTGGCGACCTCGCCACCGCCTCCGTCACCTGGCCCGTCTCCGGAGCGATCACGACCGCCACGAGCTGAACAACCAGCAAGGAGTAACTGCCCATGATCCAAGTCAAACTCCGAGTCGTCACGACAGACGGACCGCAGGGAGAGTTCATCGTCTCCCCGAAAGTCCAAGTCGAGTTCGAACGCCAATTCAAGACAGGAATCGGTAAGGCATTCGAGAACGACCTGAAGATGGAACACATCTACTGGCTGGCATGGAAGGCGCAGCACTACGCAGGCGTCGTCGTCAAACCGTTCGACTCGTGGCTCGACGAGATCGTCACCGTCGAAGTGGTGGACGAGGGTACTGCCCCTTTAGACGGGACAGCCTGACCTACACCGTCGCAGCCGTCGCCGTCGCCACAGGCATCGCCCCACAACACCTCCTCGAGGACCAGAGGATGCTCGAAGCAATCCTCGCAGTGCTCAAGGACCAGGCGAAAGAGGCAGAGAAGGCGAAAGCGAAGAAGCGATGATCGTAGACAGACGGCAACCGGTCCGCATCGAAGGCGTGCAAGAGCTCCGGAAGAAGATTCGAGGGATCACCGACGACCTCGATCGAGACGGAGCCAAAGGAGCACTCAAAGACCTCAACCTCGACGCAGCGAAAGTCGTCGAAGGGAAAGCGGCAGCGATCATCCCGAGACGCACTGGCAAACTCGCCTCCACGCTCCGTGCGGCAGGCACCCAACGCCAAGCCCGAGTGCGAGCCGGATACCGTCGACAGGGATACAACTACGCAGGACCGATCCACTTCGGCTGGTACGCACAAGGCATCCGACCGCAGCCATTCCTGTACGACGCCCTCGACGCCAGACGGAACCAGGTGCTCGAAGTGTACGACGCAGGCATCGACCGCCTCATCAAACAGTACGGACTGGATTAGGATTCCACCGTGGCAGGTCGTTCCGTCATCAATGTCCTCGTCAACGCCGACCCACGTCGGTTCAAACAGGGGATGGGTCAAGCCGAGGGTGCCCTCGGCAAACTCGGTGCTACAGCGAAACAGACCGCCAAGATCGTTGGCGCAGCCGGAATCGCTATGGCAGGCGCAGCAACAGCGTTCGCCATCAAATCGATCCAGGCAGGAGAAGCAGCAGCGACCGCCAACGCACGCCTCGAACAGATCGCCACCTCAATGGGACTGTTCGGAGACCAAGCCTCAACAGTTGCTTACGGACTCCGAGAGTTCGCCGAAGAACAAGCCAGACTTACCGGTGTTAACCAGAACACCATCAAAGAGTCGCAAGCCCTGCTGCTCACATTCAAGGAGCTCGCTGTCTCCGCAGACGAAGCAGGAGGAGCGTTCGATCGAGCGACTGTTCTGACTCTCGATATGGCAGCAGCCGGATTCGGTTCCGCCACCGACAACGCCAAGCAGCTCGGTAAGGCTCTCAACGACCCGATCAAAGGCATCTCCGCCCTGTCCCGCTCCGGCATCACGTTCACCGAAGATCAGAAAGACTTCATCGCCAGCCTCGTCGAGTCGGGACAGATGCTCGAGGCACAAGACCTCATCCTGTCGGAAATCGAAGCGCAGGTCGGAGGAACAGCGGAAGCGACAGCGAACGCCAGCGACAAGATGCGCGTTGCGTTCTCGCAGACCACTGAGACGATCGGCCTGCTGCTGTTGCCGTATTTCAACCAACTCGCTGACTACATCATCAAAGATTTCGTGCCCGCGTTTGAGATGTTCGCAGTCGAGACCGTGTTCAAGATCGAAGAAGGCGTCGAACGGATGCGGGCAGCCCTCGGTCTGCTACGCGACCGCTACGACGAGGTTCGAGAAGCAGCAGACAAGATGGCAGCAACCATCCGAGACAGAGTCACCGCCGAGCTCGAAACCGCCCAGGACTTCACGAAGGAGTACGCCGACGAGCTCACGGTCCTCGCCGGAGCGATCGGAGGCATCGTCTCCGCCCTCATCACCTACCAGACAGCGACAGCAGCCGCCAGAGGAGCAACCGTCCTGTTCACCGCAGCGAACCTCGCCCTCACCGCAGTCATGGCTCTCAACCCGTTCCTGCTCATCGCCATCGCCATCGCAGCACTCATCGGAGCACTCGTCGCCGCCTACTACCGGTTCGAATCCGTGAGAGAAGTCGTCCACACCGTCTTCAACGCCGTCAAAGAATTCGGAGAAGGCATCTGGGAATTCATCCAGAACGCCTGGACAGCACTCACCGACAGCCTCGGCAGCATCCAACCCGTCATCGACCTGTTCGTCGACGCCTTCAACTACGCCCGAGACGGCATCCAAGAGTTCGTCACCAACATCGAGAACATCCTCGGACCGCTCGCAGGCTGGTTCCAAGACAACGTCGTCTCCACCATCCAAGCAGCCATCGAATTCTTCATCACGCTGTTCCAGCGGATCGTGGACATCGTCGGACCGATCGTCGAACGACTCGTCAAACTCGTCGGAGACGCCATCGGAACACTCGTCGACATCATCGTCGGATTCGTCGACTACATCCGACCCATGTTCGAGCTCTTCTGGGATGCGCTCCTCACCGTCGTCAAAGTCGCCTTCGAAGCGATCGAGAACACCATCGAGATCGCCCTCGCCATCATCCGAGGCATCTTCGAAGCAGGCACCGCCCTCCTCAAAGGCGACTTCTCAGGTGTCTG